GCAAGTCAAGGCGACTTTCCCACCCTTCACCTCGAGGGTGCAAGCCACCATGAGCTCCTTGGAGCGATTGAGCTCAGACGAGAGGTTGCAAATCTTCTGCCAATACCAGCTGCGGAACTTCGGGTTGTCCCATGACAACTCGCTACCGAACCGCTGTTTAAAGTCCTCCTGGACCCAGGAAAAAACCTGCTTTTCGATGTTTTTGGCATAGGGGCGCTCTGGGACCGTGCGCGCTAGCATGGTGCGAGCCTTTGTGCGCCAGATGTTGCCGTCAATCATCTTGTTTTTGAGTTGCTTTTTGTTTTTAAGTCGGTCCACTGAAGGGAACATCGCTCTGCTCATCCTCGAGGTCCCTCACTATAATTGCAAGTTGACGGGCGAGCTCGTCGCGGGCCATCTCGAGACTCGCAATCATCTCTGTGTGCATGACGTAACGGGCGGAGATTGGCAGGGCGAAATAAGCATCGACCGCCTCTTCTGGGAGCGCGCCGCCTTCAGTCGTCTCTACCCAGTCGTACATAAACTTGTAGGATGAAGGTGTAATCCTGTACGGACCGGCAAAGATTTGAAAGACGCTGTAGTTCATTTCTAGTTAAGAAAGAATGTACACTATTGTTTATATGGCTTTCACCTTTCCAATGATTATATGCACGGCGAGCCGCCGTCAGTGTCCCGTATGGGCCTTTCGGGAACAGTTGCGACTGCTGCGCTGAGCGCCGACTCATCAAGCAGCTTCAGAACACGAGTCGACGGGCCGGTGTACATCCTAGCAAGTTTGGTACGTGGATGCACCGCAAGCTCGGCGACCTCATCATTAAGCGAAACAGAAAAGACGGCGTTGCTGGGGTGTCGCTCCCGTGTGTCATCTGTAAAAAGGCTATGGAGCGTCACGGTATACAGTGGAGAGCTCACATAGGCGACGTATGGTTCCGGAGCACATCCCCTGACCTGCCCAGGTCCAGACCGACTCAAAAACAAAAACATTATCTTGGTTTCCAGTAGGAATGGACGAAGAAACCGTACCCATCATAGTTCTAGGACTCGGATTTGCTGCTCTAGCAATCGGTGCGACGAAGAGGAGTACGTACATACAGGGAAGCGTAGCAGGAATATCAGCTCCTGGCTATGATATTACACAAAAAGAACCAGCATTCATTATGCCCAAATCAAAACAAAAGGGTGGACTCCCACCACCTCCCCAAACCGCCACTCCAAAACTCCTCTCCAAGGAGAGTACTCGGATGCCATACGGCGCTGTTCCAGCCAATATCGGAACCGCCTCTTTAATTAGCCCCCCTGTCAAACCTGAAGTAGGTGTCGATGGACCACCCCGTGTCACTGCCAAGGTTCTCGGGCCAACCTCACTGAAAAACCCCAACACACCTCCGGATGTCAAGACTATGCTTGCGAATGCGCCCGACTTCTAGGCGACTCGCGCTTGTCCATGTAAAAATGCCAGGATGCGCTCTGGATAGCCTCGGCCTGGTTCCGAGCCTCGACACTCATATAAATATCATTATCAAACTGAACGGTCCACCGCCCCTGTTCAGTCTGATACGCCTGTGTATTGTTTCTGTGCAGTTTGTAATCGTGGAGAGTGTCGAGCGCATCTTCGTAGGAGTTGGCCGAGACGAGCGTCCCGTTAGGAAATGACCAGTCAATCACCGGACTCTTGGCGCAACAGTCAAACAGCCACATTAATCCTTTGTTTTTCTTGTAATACCAAGAGCACTCTCCAACTTGCTTGCAGTCCGTTTGAGCGGCTTGTCGCGCTTGAGCTTGAGCGGCTCGTCCGATGAAGTTTCTACAGAAGGTGCTGTGACAGTTACCGTCTTGATTGTCGGGAAGATGTATTTTTCGTACGGTACGTAGACCGGGACACCGTGGTGAGAACACCGCCTAAATTCTTCGATACTCAGCGGGCCGCCAAAAATCTTGAGTGCCTGCCTCTTCGGTGCCGCTTTTAGCGCCGTATATTTGCCAAACGTCTTCATTCTCATCATGGCTATAAATGACTGAATCTCTCCGCTGCGCGATGTATTCATGTCGAGTGCAAACGCCTTCATGCATTCCCAGCTGCAAAACTCGCCAGTTGTCGAAAACACGTCGAGCCTATCGTCATACTTGAATGGCATGTGCAGAGGGCGGCAGTCGACCATGGGGTGCACACACCACCAACAGTGCGTGCCCTTCTGTTCGGGGGGCTGCGTGTCCCGGATGAGCGGGAGAGACTTCCGGGCCGTCGGGGAAATCTCTGGAAGGCGTCTACGAGCCACAATCTCGTCGGGAGTTAGCTTTTTGGGCATCTTATCAAACTGCAACATAAAGACTATTTACTAAATATAACTAGTATGCTTTTAAGTATCGATGTCGGAATCAAGAATCTTGCAATGTGTTTGATTGACCCAAAGACAAAACTGATTCACCACTGGGACGTTTCGGGAGTGCCGCCTCTGCACGCCGACGGTCTGTTTCCATGCTTCAAGCGCCACCTGGCCGAGAGGGACTGGGTGCTCCGAGCGGACACAGTGCTCATCGAGAAGCAGCCAGACAAGAACAGAGGCATCAAGTCGGTAGAAAACTTTCTGCATGCCTATTTTGTGATTCACGACAAGGAGGTTATCATCTACGACGCTCGACACAAGATTCCGGATGTGGCTGGACCAGGGCGAGCGCGCTACCTGCAGCGCAAAAAGGCTTCCATCGACCGAGCTTACGCCTTCATCTCTGCGACAGATTCTGTGAACAAGCACTGGGTATCTGTCTTCGACAAGCACAAGAAAAAGGATGACTTGGCCGACACGGTCATGCAGGCTCTGTCGTTTGTGAACCGCATCCCGGACAAGCCGGTCGTGCCCAAGAAGGTGACGCCACGCAAGCCTACTGAGAATCAGAAGCGCACCAAGTACAGCAAGCCCAACCTGGCATGGATTGTCAAGACGGGTGCACCACAGGATGCACGCTTTCGCAAGGACCTGGCGCGTTACTACACAAGTATTGATGACCTAAAAAAAGAATTTAGTCTATAAATAGTAGTATGAACGCTTCCAATAGGGGTCTACCTCTCCCAGCAAACCCAAGTTTGGCGTTCCCGGATACAAATATATTCGGCCAGCTGTCTAAGCCTTTCATTCTCAAGCAGAACCAGATAAAGCCATCCACAGAGTTAGCCCCGGACTCTCTCCGGTACACTAACATCTCTGGTATCAACCCGATGACGAGCATAACGGGGGCTGGTCCTACGAGCAGTGGCAGCGGCCCTCTTTACAGCGGAACCCCTGTTATTCTAAGCGCCTCTAAAGAAAAGGCCAAACTAAAACTTGACCCAATTACGACTGCGGCGCTCTCTAACAATTTGATAAATTCACCGAAGGAGTTAAAAAAATAAGTATAAATATTTTTAATGGCACGGCTTGTGGACCACATGGGGTGTGACGAGGCTATCGTCGATGCTGCCCGCGTCTCGTACGCCAAGGGCACCAAGGTGGTGAGTGATACGCGGTCGCTCATCCGTTACCTGATGAGGCACTGGCACACAACGCCTTTTGAGATGGTCGAGTTCAAGTTTCATATCCGCGCTCCAATTTTTGTAGCTAGACAGTGGATGCGCCACAGGACAGCCTCTGTAAACGAGGTGTCCGCTCGGTACTCTATCCTCGATGACGAGTTTTTCCTGCCGGACCACCTGCGGTCTCAGTCCGCTACAAACAAGCAGGGGTCGGAGGAGGAAATGTCGGGTGACCAGCTGCTCATCCTCAAGCAAAAGGCGTCGTGTGACATGGCGTTCCACGTGTACGGTGACCTCCTCAAGCAGGGGTGCTCGCGCGAGCTGGCCCGTACACACCTTCCTGTCAGCACAATGACCGAGTTTTTCTGGAAAATTAATTTGCACAACCTGTTTCACTTTCTGAAGCTACGCATGGACAGTCATGCCCAGCCGGAGATTCAGGTGTTGGCAAAGCAGGTATATGAACTCATCAGGCCGATTGTCCCCATCGCCTGTGAGGCGTTTGAAGATTTTGTGCTGAATACTATAACTTTTAGTGGACCGGAGATTAAGGCTATGAAGACGCGGACAGGGATACCGGGTGTCAGTGAACAGCGCGAGTTCCAGGAAAAACTTGACAAAATTTCTTGGCGTATATAAATGCTAGTTCGACTAGCAGTAATAGGGCTACTGACTGTGGTACTGTTTATGGTCACGAAGCGTCGCGAAAGTTTTTTCAAAACTCGCAAGCCAAAGACGGCAACATATTACAACGAGCGCATCACGGAATGGCAAGGTGCAACGAATGTCATCTCAGGCGCCACGAGCAAGGATGATGCGGTCGCGAAGATTAAGGCTGCCCGTGACGCCAAGCCCAAGATGAGCGTCGCGAGCGGTGTATATACGAAGGCTCTGAAACAGGCAGAAGACAAAAACAACCAGCAGGTGCCCCAGATTATCGCCGCGTACAAGAAGCTGCTCAGCGGTCTCGAAGAGTCCAAAACGAAGTGGCTTACAGGGTGGCTGAAGAGCAAGAAGACGCAGCGGCTGATATACGATGAGCAGATTGCGGACGCAAAGAAGTACGGAAACACGAATGACTTTGTGGCAGCCTACCAGAAGAAGGTGAATGACCTGATGACCAAGAAGACCACGTCAACTTTCCAGGGTGAGGAGAACATCCCGGATGCGCTCAGGATCCAGATGTACCAGAAGGCGATAGGTGATATGCAAAAAGAGGGCAGTGTCGAAGCATTCGTCAAGTCGCGCGAGACTATCCTTTCAAAGTCTAAGAAGGCTGCTGGCAAGGTGGGCATGATGGCCAAGCAGTCTGGCGGCAACTACTATTTCTATTTTAATTCTATGAAGTAATTAATGAAAGCAGTAAACGTCGGATTTTTCCTCATTTTACTTTTTATGAGCTGGTTTTTACTGCGCTCAACGCTAAGCTACTATGCGGATGTCCGACAGCATTCGTTTGAGATGGCTGGTTTCAAGGAGGACAGACACAAACTCTTGACTGGTAATTTTTACTTCTATATCAAGGACCCTAAGGGGGCTAATTTCTTTCGCTAGGGCCGAAGGCCCTATTTCCCTGTAAGAAAGGAAGGCTTCGCCTTCACAGTTAGGTCTTGATGTATTCCCATTGCAATTCTTCACAAATACTTTTCCACATTTTATCCTGATTATAGAGTTTCTCCTTGGACTTGAGCAAGGGGAAGCATGGGAGGTAGTCGTCCTCGCCGAGCAGCTCGCAAAACTTGTACAGGATGTAAGAATAACTTAGGAAGTTTTTGCGCCCCGTGGGCCGATGCTTCTCAAAGGGTTTCTGAACCTGGTAAAACATAAGCCTCAGTTTTTCTTCTAGTGTTTGGGGCATGGTTGGAGGTTGTATCCCGTTGAGAATCGTCGTGATATAAGGTACGTGCTCGTAATATTTATTTTTGTTTAATTTTTTTAGTAAGCCTCTGACTTTCTCATGTGTGATTTCTGTCAATTCTTTTATTTTTTGTTTCTTAAACTCCTGGCGTAGCGTCTCTATGAGTTCAAGTGGCACACTGGTCGTCTCTTTCGCTTGAAACTGACTGACCCATTCGTTAAAATGATTTTCGCGCCGGTACGAATAGACTACATTCTTCTCGATGTCCTGCTCCTCCTTGAACCCCACCTCGTCACATTGAACGTATTCTGCCGCGCCGCACTCGGTGCAGATATCTTCGCTCGTCACAGCGTCGTGCACTTTTGTGTACCGGGCTCCACAGCTTAAACACGGTCGTCTCAGGGTTGTGTTTGGGTCCATTTTGATTTCGGCATATTCATCTTCAACAACCTCCAAATATTTTTTATAAATATCTTTCCGCTGAACACCTTTGCGCGAAGTTATCTTCATGGACGCGACCGTCTTGGACTCGGACACCTCCTCGGTCACATCTTCGTTGTACTCCTTTATCAGGGGCATGCACCGGAGCATATAGTCGTACAGCTCAGCCTCCTTACCCGGTACGGACAGCTCTTTCAGTCTCTCGTTATAGCGCGCCTCCATAATTTATTTAACTAATAAATTGTTTAACTATTCAACTTTTGGTGCAAGATAGAACTTAATTTCTCCAAGATTTGCGATTGTGTACCGGAAAATAATCGGCATATTTTCCTGGGTCGAGTCCTGCATGAGTTGGACGCTGCCGCACATGCCGGTAGCCTTGGTGAACAGGTTGATGTATTTGAGGCTGAAGATATTGCCGGTACGCTTGACCTGCTCGTCGCTGTACTCGATGACAGTCTTCTGGTTGGCAAAGTCGCCGAGGCAGCTGAGCTCCAGCGCGCGGCCCTCTCGAACAATGCTAATTTCGTTCGACAAGTTGCTCATGTCGCGCGTGATGCGCTGAAAGTCGACCGAGGACATGGTTGTGATGACATCCATATCAATGCTGGGAACGTCCAGCTCATCCTCATTAATATCGAGCAGCTTGAGGCTATACGTTGTGCTCGTCTTCTTGGAGACATTCTCTATGATGAGCTGCATGTAGTCCCGGTCGGCAATGTCAATCGTGAGCGTGTCGTTATTGCTCATCGACTTGAGCAGCTTATGCGTGTTGGTGATGTTCATACCAGCCACAATCTCCGTTGCGCACTCGTACTCTTCAAAATTCTCAGCGCCGAGGTGCATGTGTACCAGTGTCACTCGGGCATTATCCAACGTCAGGATGGTGATTCCGTCAGGGCGAAAGTACACATTCACATCGTTGATGATATCCTTGAGCACCTCAAAGACTGACCGTATGGCATTCGCCTGTATAGTCTTGAGATGCATCCTTAGCGAGACTTGTTCCTACATCCTTATCTCGTGTTCAAGTCGCTAATAGCATCATTAACTTTTCTACTAATTTTATTGCTGAGTTCGGGTGTGAGCACTGGCTGGAGCGGCACGCCGTACATGCTGATGTCGAACAAATCGCCTGGCTCCTCCGACTCGTCCAGGTTGGTGATTGAGAACCCGTCGTTGCTGAACGATACTATATCCATGGGTACCATGGACTCGAGCCAGGTGCGCACCTCGCTCCCCACATACATCTTGCCCTCGTTGGTGACTAGAGTCGGCACACGCGTGATGCTCTTGGAAGGGATACCGTTGGTGGACACGTTATGGAAGCGAAGAATCTGCAGAAGTGCAGGCTGGGTCTTGATATAACTGAGAGTCTCCACACAAAAGTTGCACTTGTCACTGTAGACAAGGAGTGCCATTACTATTAATATTTCTTTTGTGAAATTTTTTTTGACGCGTGATAATAATGGACCGAGTTGTCATCTTGCTGCTCGCGGCATCCCTCCTATTTCTGGTTCTTCAAAAGAAATCGGACATGACCCAGGAGCCTCTCCAGATCGCCCCTGTACCAGTCGACCGTGACGTGATATCCCTGATTATTGGCGCCGTCCAGGAGAAACAGCCTGGGTGGGTCCCGATCGACACGGTCTATGTCAACCCTTTGGTGAACGAGCAGGGTGCTTCGCTGTTCAACAGTCGTTTCCTGTTCTACGACAAGTACACCTACAGCGGCAACCAGGTTGACGTGCAGTGCAGCGTCGAGAGCGGCAAGGCGACCATCGTGTCCATGACACCCGTCTCAACCCCTGACACAAGCTCCAGCCTCCTGGCGTACAAGGGTCCGAACTACCAGGACTACGCCGATATCAGTGGAAACTTTGGCCAGCAGCTGAACGACTACCTGGCCATGTCCAAGCGGCCAGCGGGTTTTCAGACACCTTTTTAAATTAAATAATACTAGGGATGTTGGCAGCCAAGGAGGTGGCTGCGATGGAGCGTACGAGACGAAATGTACGAAAAGAAACATACCGCGCGATTCTGGAACAGCTTTGCCGTAAGATTCGCGCGGCATCCATAAAAAGCCAACGGAGCGCTCTACTGAGCGTACCGCCATTTATGTTGGGCTACCCGCCCTTCAATGTGACCCAGGCTGTCACGTACATCACGCGCCAGCTGGAGAATCTGGGCTACCAGGTGTACCGCCAAGGCCTGGTCGATCTCGAGGTGACTTGGTTTGTCAAGGATACTAAAAAACAAAATGAAATTATTGACCACGGGGATGATATCCTGCCGTCACTGGTCAACCTCCAAAAGACTGCAAACATGATTCGAGGAGTCAACCCGCGGCTCTAAGGCTGGTCCGTAGGGCCATATTCACCCTAAACCTCAAGGTGGTACGGCTGCTTGCACAGACCCTGGGGCGTCGGGTACAGGCAGTCTGGGGTGGGCACAGGGCGCCACATGTAGCTGGGACGCTCCTGGCGCTTGCGGCCAACCTGCACACGGCCAGTCACATAAAGAATCAAAAGTATAACGACGGCAATGACCGCGATCAGAATCAGTGGGTCCATTTATATATTCAAAGAGAAAAAGTTTACCAGCGCGATTCAATCTGCAAACAAAAATAAAACAAAAAAGTAATGGATGTCTTGGTCGAGGCTGAACGCAAGTACACGAATAAGCTCTGTGACGCTATGCTTCCCGTGATGATTGACACATTTTGGGAAATCTGGCTCGAGGCAAAAATAAAGGCAAAGGGCCGGCGGACCCTGCAAACCTACCAGGAGCTTCTGCGCGAGGTGAAGCACAGCTGGTCAAACACAAAGGTGAAGAAACACGTCGAGGATATTGTGAAGAATAACTCGCTCTTCCCTAACCTGATGGCGGCGGTATTTGTCTGTCACGTCAAGATTCTCAGCGCGATTCGCATCGACCCCAAGAGCAAAAAGATTTCTCTGAAACTGCCCGGCAATGACATCTTTGTGCACACCGCCTATATCAACGCGGCCAAGGACATCTACGACGACCCGTACGTCATCAGCGACGAGATGCCCGTGTCGCAGCGCAACGAGGTGCTGAACAAGCGGTTCACCAAGTGCATCCGGGATACTATCGATACGCTCGTGCCGACCGAGGAGATTCTCAAGACTTATATCGTCATGCCTGACGAGAACAACCTGGACATTGACGAGGGAGGCGGCGAGCAAGAATATGATGACAACGAGGGCCCGCCACTGTCAGACGACCCACTGGACCCACTCGGTGAGAATCCAGTGCCCGAGGGCGCGCCCATGGCACCGGAAGGGCCACCTATGGAGGAGCAGGAACAGTTTGCACCGGCAGGGTCTGTCAACCACCCGGCCGAGACTCCTGGCGGTACCAAGACGGTCGCGGTCACACCATCGCTCGTCCCACCACAGGTCCACAAGGAAAATTTGTTTGATGATGCTAAGGAATGATTCTACTAAATATTATCGGAATATTTTTGCTCCTTGGGGCTCTCCGGTGGATCCAGGGTCTACGGGGGTGTGACTGTGCCAAGGGTGATAAAAGAAAAATTATTTTAGAAAATTATTATTACCTGGCGATACTGCTCAACATCATAGCCATCGTGTACCGCAAGTACTGGCTTTTTTCACTCATGCTTGTCTTGACGGCAGTGGCTGCCGCGCTGACTCTCAGCTACTTGGTCGACATGCGCAAGAAGAAGTGTGACTGTGTGGGAAAACATGAAAAAATAATTTTTATAATTTCCATCGGTCAGGTGATTGTCACTGGTACAATTATTCTTGCAAAATTTTATAAAACATATGTATGATTAAGTGGTACCAGGTGTTCTCACTTTGGCTCCTCTTCTCAGCACTTTTACTAAAATTAAAATTATTTTTTTTAATTGTTTTGAGTTTGGTAGTGACTGTCTTTGGACAGATTTACATATCGACCCGTGGTCGACTGAATCCTATATTTGTAATTTTTAGAATTATTTTACATATAATTCCTATGATATATGGATCACGTGAGAGCAGTCCGGTACACATGGTAGGCCTGTTGACACTTTACACTGTCAGCCTACTGGCTCAAGGGACGGATCCTATAAAAATTTATAAAGAACTTTTGTTGGAAGAGCCGACAGACATGTCTGTTGCTCAATTCGTTCAGACTCGATTTTTTTAATAAAAACATTTATTAAATGATTGATGACCATACCTTTCGCAATCCAATCATGGCAGCCGGGATCGCGGCGGCTGTGACGGTCGCCTACATATACCTGAAGGCTCGCATGAACGGCCAGAAGGTGACCCAGAACTCCGAGTTTGCCAAGCCCGCCTTTCTGGTCGGCATTTTGGTTTATTTCATCGTGCACCAGGGCAACGCTCACAGGGAGTCGCTGGTCACAGAACCTTTCTAGGTCTACAGTAGATGGAGCTCAAGCGGATGCTGATGTTCCTGATAGGGTGTATGGGTGCACGCCTTGGCTTGACTTACGCCGCCTATCGTTTCCCACAGCTGCTTCCGTGGCTCGGTCTGTTCGCCTTGGGTGTTTCAATCGGATTCACTGTGATTTACGTCAAGGGCTGGCGCAAGACGGGTATTGAGACGGGCGGCGAGGCCATCTGGTGGAACGACCTCAGGCCGGTACATGCATTTATGTATGGTCTGTTTGCGGTTCTGGCTTTCAGAGGTGTGAAGGAGCACGCGTGGAAAGTTCTACTTTTGGATACTATTATAGGATTTTTGGCATTTGTCCAACATCACTTCACTTAAAGTTTGTTAAACAGTACAAGACAGTATGTCAACCGTCTCCAGTTTCAATGATATGATGGGACAGTTCCTTGATGAGCTCGTGCTAACTTTCCCGGAGGACGAGTCCATTTATGCATACAAGATGAAGTTCAAGGTGGCTCGCCAGGCGACGCCGCGTATGGGGTTGGACACTTTCATGGACTCGGTGAAGCCGTATGCCGAGAAGCTGATGGGTAAGGACCCTTCTTTCTTCACGGATGACGCCAAGAACATTTCGTTTCTGAGCGACATGAATATTGAAAAGTTGTGGGCGACGCCCGAGGTGAGCGAACAGACGCGTGCGGCTGTCTGGCAGTACTTGCAGACGCTGTACATTTTGGGCACGACCATCACTATGTTTCCCCCAGAGACGCTTTCGATGATTGAGAGCGTCGCTGAGAAGTGTGCCGTGAATATGCAAGAGTCTGGTAGTTTCGACATGTCGGCGATGTCTAGCCTCTTCAGCTCGCTGATTGGTAACGGTGGTGCTATGAGTCCACTGTCACTGGGTGGTGCAGGTGGTCGTCCTCCAGTAGCTCCAGGTGCTCCCAAGAAGAAGAAGCCCGGGCAGCGTAAAAAATAAATATGTTTAAAAATAGTAGATATGGACCTAAAAGAAATTTTCCGTTCAGACAAGCTTCTGCAGTTCTGGCCGAATGCGAGCCAGTCCTCAACTGAGCGCGCACAGGCGACTGCACGTTTCGTGATTTACGCCACCTGCATCGTGTACCTTATCCAGCGGGACGTTCGCATCTTTGCACTGGGTGCTCTGGTTCTTGGCGTCCTTTATTACATGTACCGAAACCAGATGATTCGCGGCATGGAAAGTGTTCGCCCAGCCTACAGCGATGCTCGGCCGGCTGGTATGCTCGGCGGCCCCGTCCAGATGCCGACTCGTGACAACCCTATGGGCAATGCACTGCTGACGGACATCAAGGACAACCCAGACCGGCCACCGGCTGCGTGGTACCCCAGCGTCGCGAACGAGGTGAAGAATGTATGGTCTAACATTCACCCGTTTGACCAGGACCTGGGCAAGGACCGTGGGAAGCTGTGGCAGTACGATGCGTCCAGTCGCTTCTACACGGCCCCGAACAACGGTTTGATTCCTAACGACCAGACGGCGTTTGCTCAGGCGGCCTACGGTGTGCCATTCTCGCCTCAGTGCAAGGATGACAGTGGGCCCTGGACGTGCGGCGCTGACGAGGGCTTTATGGGTCGCACGCACTTCCCCGAGCAGGTCCAGATGCGTGGTGGCAATGGCCGCACGTAAAAAACATTTGCAAATAATAATAATGCCAAACAATCTGCAGCCAGGGATGCGAAACGTCCAGCAGGATGTTTACATGACCCGTCTTTTGACTGAGATGGTCGAGTCGGATGACGTTCTCCGCCCCCAGAGCACCACGGCTTTTAACGGCACATGGGCCGACAAGCCGTACGACTTCCCCAACCTGTACATCAAATTGCCAGTTCGGTACCAGACCTCTGACCCTCTGAGCACCTACAGCAACGACCAGAATAACCGCTTCATCCAGAGGTACGGTAAGCCTATTCCGAACAATACTCGTTGAAATTAAAAGTTTTTATATAATAATATGGATCCACTTGCACTCGCTGCAGTTGTAGGTCTTGTGTTTGCTGGGCAGCGTCTGAGTAACAAGGAGGACACCCCACTAACCACAGACCAAATGATTATGATGAAACCGGGCAAGAAGATTGAGGTTACGAATCGTAACTTTGCTCAGCAGGACGCCCCCCTGGATCCCAAGAACATCTTTTCGAACACTGGTCGTCAGTTTAACGATTTCCGTCTGACGCCCAAGAAGGAGGTGGGTGCTTTTGGTGACTTGACACCTGCTGGTAGCAAGCAGCCTTACGGTCAGCCCGTGTACGACCTGTACAGTCGCCAGGGTGTCTCTGGTAAGATGAATAACCTGGCGTCCATCGAGCGCCAGTACGTGGGTCCCGGTCTCGGCGTCGGTGCCGGGGTTCCAGCGGCTGGCGGTTTCCACCAGTTTTTCCGCGTTCTTCCGGCGAACATCAATGAAGAGCGGCTGACGACTCTGGGCGGCACCTTTGGCGGGCCGGCGAACGCCTTTGTCAAGGGGGGTGGCCCAGTGGCGCCAACAATTACGCACCAGGCAAAGGACACCAAGGCGTGGCACCGTGATCCGGCGCAGACGCGTGGCCAGGGCCAGGGCGGTGCTCTTACGGCGGCCGAGGGTCGTCCGGACCAGATTAAGACTCGTCGTCTGACTATCCGTGACGAGACTGGCGAGCGCACGGGCGACACTCTGCAGATTGGCACGGCTGGTTACTTTGTGAAGCAGCCGTATGCGGTTGGAAAACCGGGATACACTGACCCGGCTCTTACGCGCGGGACAAACAACCGCGCGAACCCAGACAGAGAAGGAAACGGTCAGCGTATGAATGTGCGAGCCGACCCTGTCGGTGCTGTTGGTGCCGCAAGCAATCTGCGGGCCGAGTCAGTGCCCTTCCCTATCCAGGCTGCTGCTCCTCTGGGTCATTTCAACCAATACAAGAATTCTGACTACTACAAATTCAATCCGTTCAAATCTACGGAAAACCCGAGAGCAACTCCCCAGGCGCTGGACATGGCCATCCAGCAGCTTCACAAGAATTCTCTGGTACAGCCACCCCTCGCCGCACTCTAGTAAAAAAAATATAAATGGAAAGTATAAATGTCGGGAGGCATCGTTCAGCTTGTAGCAACCGGTGTTCAGGATGAGTGGCTGACGGGAAAGCCCGAGATTTCATTCTTCCGTACCAACTACAAGCGTCACACGCACTATGCTCACACTGTTGAGCGCCAGACGCTCCAGGGTATGCCTGCCGCAGGTGGTATTTCGACCATTCGTCTGGAGAAGAAGGGTGACCTCGTGTCATACATGTACTTGACGGCTCGTGACTCGAACAGCGCAATGGTTGCCAACTTGGACTGGTCCCAGGTGATTGAGCGTATCCAGCTGTACATTGGCGGCCAGGAGATTGACTCTCAGGATTTCCAGTGGATGTCTGACGTGGAGCCGGTCGTCGCTGCCCACAACATGAATCAGCGTTACCTGAATAACGGCACACCATCAGCAACCGCCGCGACTAACCAGGTGGCGACTTTCTTCCCCCTGAAGTTCTGGTTCAACAAGGACTGGATGTCTGCCCTGCCTGTGGTGGCTCTGGCTTTCCACGATGTTGAGGTTCGCATCACCTGGTCCAAGAATCTGGGTCAGAATGTGTCAGGTGGTGCCGGAACCGCCAGCTTGACTGGTGTGACCTATGCCCAGCTGAGCTACCAGCTGTGGACTGACTTCATCTACCTGGACTCCGCAGAGCGCGAGTACTTTGCCAAGACGGACATGGATGTGCTGATTACCCAGGTGCAGCGTGTGCCCATCGGCAGCCAGAACGTACAGGAGCTGGCACTGGCTCATCCCATCAAGTACCTGGCCTTCCAGGCAAAGACCTACTGCAGCACCTACAATGCTGGTGCTGGTAGCGCAACCGCTGCCAACTACTTGCTCCGTCAGCAGATTAACGGTAGCGATGTGGGCGAGGCCCAGCATATCGCAGCCTTCATGGAGGCTAACCAGTACTTCCACACCCAGATTGCCTATCAGACGGTACCCGCTGGCAGCAACTTTATCGCCCCAGTGGCAATTATTCCGTTCTGCCTTGACACCAGCAAGTTCCAGCCGACTGGCACGCTCAACTTTTCTCGTCTGGACACCTACCGCCTCATCACCCCAGTGCAGCTGGCCAGCGGCCTGCAGAACCTGGCAGCGACCGTGGGTGGTCTCCGTGGTACGCCAGGTGTCATCTACCTGTACGCAGTCAACTACAACATTCTGCGCATCCAGAAGGGCATGGGCGGCCTCCTGTACGCTAACTAAACCTAGCCAAACAGTAGAGAATGCAAATTTGGCGTTGGCTATTGGTTTTAGGTCTATTGTTTCTGATAACATATGACCCACGCTCGGGAAATCTTGCGAAATATTATAATGAACCAGTAATAGAGGATGGAAAAAATCCCGCTGACTCAAAGGCTTCGGCCACCTGAGCGACACAAGTCTATAGCAATCCCTGTGAGCTACATAGACGGAAAACCATACTTTCTACTGGTACACGACAGACGCTACAAGGAGTGGACATTCGTGACGGGTGGCTGCAGACGCCGCGAGGTGTACAACCCGCTCCGTTGCGCACTCAGAGAACTCGAAGAGGAAACTCGTGGTACCATAAACTTAAAACGGGGCGTATACTCCTATTTTAAGTTTAATAACAAAGACCCCGAAGACGAGGTGACTAACATCTATCACGTCTACGTCATAGATATGCCGATGACTTTCATTGAGCACAAGCACATAGTCAAACGCTTTGATGAAGAAAAAGAGAAGATGGAGACCCACCAGATGGCGTTCCGAAAAAATTATGACGAAAATGATTTTTGTGAATTTGATACGCTCGAAGGCATCGCTGGTCGCTCCAACCTCTGGAACATGATTCGTCAACAAGTTTTACAAAATCCTGAATTCCATACTGCTTTGAATGCAACGAAACAGCCATTCTACTTAAGACCTTAAAACTATATAATAATAATTGATGAGACCGGTGCTCAAGTGGGTCGGCGGAAAGACCCAACTGTTGGAGCAGGTACTCTCTGAGTTCCCTGAACACATTGATGACTACTACGAGCCATTCGTTGGCGGAGCCTCCGTGCTCCTGTCAGTCATTCCGCGTGTCAAGGGAATTGCACGAGCCTCTGACCTTAACCCTCACCTCATCGCGCTGTACCGACAGCTTCAGTCGGACCCTGAGGGCCTCATCGCAGAACTGCGCGAGCTCGGGAAGGATACGACCGAGGCGACCTACTACAAGCGTCGGGGCGAGTTCAACCGGTCGCCGCGGCCATGCCTCTTCGTCTACCTTAACAAGGTGGGATTTCGAGGCATGTACCGGGAGGGACCCAACGGCTTCAACGTCCCGTTTGGTCATTACACCAACCCAACTGTCTGTGATCCGGAAAATATTCGAAAATTTTCTAAACTTGTTGAGTCTGTTGAATTTAGCTGTCAGAGTTATGATGATGCTCTGCGGGGATGTGGTCCTTCAGACTTTGTATACGTGGATCCGCCATATGCCCCGGAGACGGCCACCTCCTTCACCGGGTACACAGCTGAATCGTTCGACCACAAAAAGTTTTTTAATTTTTTAAAAGGTTCACCGGCCAGTTGGGTCATGAGCAACTCGGCTACGGCTCTTGTTCGAGAAGATTTTGCAGGGTACGACACGACCGAGGTGAGCGCTCGGCGTGCCATCAACTCCAAGAACCCCGCGGCCAGAACTACAGAATTAATAATTTCTAAAAAAAATATTTAGACATATTAATGAATCACAGGGAACGTGTGAACATGACACGCTCTCCTGCTTGGCATTCGCGTCAGGAAATCAACAGGCTTAAAGTAGCTCTGACGCAGCTTAACAGGGAGAACGCCAAGTTGATTAAAAATATTAAAAATAGAATTAATTATTTAACACGAATGACAAATATTAATGCACTTTTTGCACAACAGAAAAAATTCAATAATATACGTAGAGCTGTTAAAGGAGGTTCGGTTACTGCTCGACGGGGACCCGGTGCGTAATCTCATAACAAAAAATAAAAAGTTTTAAAATATATGACTGTCAAGAAGGAGCGTCTGGCAGAGCGTCTGGCCAAGCTGCGCAACGACGGCACCGATCCCAAGGAGCTCGAGAAACTGTCAGTCCAGAAGCTTCACTACGAAATCCAGAGGCTTGAGGAAGCTGAGCCCGAGGTGACCGAGCCAGAGCCAGAGCCAGAGGCACCCCCTCCGCCGAAAGAAAAGAAAGAAAAGAGTTTATGGCAGATTCTAGTTTTGGACGACACGAGTAGTGAGGACGAAGAGTGAGTATTAAAAGAATAACCATAAAACAATGTATGTCGAGCTGTGTACGCAAATGGTTGGTCCCAGCCGCGCCCTTCACACACTTGCTGATGGATGGCGGTATGCTGTTTGTGCCCACGGAAGATATTGATGAGTTTTACCGAGCGTACATCTCTGACGTAACCCATGGACACAAGCTGTACATAGTTGAGCAAAAAACAAATCTTTTCAAGTTTTTTGTAGACTTGGACTACAAGGCTACAGAGGCGCTCTCCAAGGATGAGATTGAGCGCATCTGTAAGGCACTGAACGAGGTGGTTGACTGTGGTCGTTGCTGCATTGCCCGTACGCGTCCGCGAGCGTGCGCCGAGGGCATCAAGACGGGTGTGCACGTGCACTGGCCGGACAAGAATGTGACTCGTGCTTCTGCTCTCACGCTGCGTACCCAGATTCTGTCGGCTTTTCCAGAGACGGAGGGTGGCACCGACTGGTCCAAGGTGATTGACGCGAGCGTCTATGGCGGCAGTGGTCTCCGGATGATTTGGTCGCACAAGAAGCCTACAGGGGACCCGTACGTTCCATGGAAGGTGCTTGGCGGCGAAGAGTACAAGAAGGATTTTGATGCGGGCCTGCTTGACCTGTTTAGCATCAGGGTGAGTGATGAGTCTGACGAGCAGACGTTTGCTGACGAGGCGACGAGCTCTGCGCTCGAGGCTTTCATCTGTCGGAACATGGATGGGCAGGGGCGTGCGCGAGTCAAAAAGATTATACGGAACGACAAGACGGGGGGGTGGTACGTACAGACGGACTCGCGTTATTGCGAGCGGGTCGCCGACTGTCACAAGCGTAACCACATCTGGTTCAACATTTACAAGGGTACAATCAACCAGCGGTGCTTTGATGAGGAGTGTGCCAAGTTTTCGGGGCGTGAACATAATCTCCCCCCTACAGTAGTAGAGCAGCTGAAAGATGTTGCTCCCGTGGGTAGTCCTTCTAGTAATTCTATTTTGGATATTCTTCCCCCGAGTTGGCACGACTCATTTTCATTCATACGTTGATGAGGTCCATCCGTACTCAGGACTCAACCCCGAGCTCTGGAACCTGTTTGTTTTGCACGTGAATGGATTTGAAGAACAGGTTCAAAAAAACCCACAGCTAGCCTCGGAGCACCTTTATCGGGCCATAGACGCCGTGAAGGACCTTGCGTTGTACATAGAGCGCGCAGATGACGGCGAGATTCAGGGCAAGATGCTCGAAATCACAAACCGGATGGGTCTGGAAGGCGAGACGCTGATACAACAAACAGTACTTGAAAAAGGACTTCGTTTTAACCCAAGATACTTAAACGATACAATACTTTATTACTCACAGAATGGAGTCAGAGACCCGAACACGCTCGGGACGAATTTCAAAGCCACCCACCCGCTATGAGCCGGTCGAGCAGGTTGAGGATGATTACGCCGAGGAGGACTATGACGACTCCGAGTCTGAAGTTGGGTCGGTTGTTTCTTATTCAGCCGAGGAACTTGAGGATGACAACGATGGCAGTCTAGATGATTTTATCGAAGATGATGAAGACGATTCAGATAAAAGCGAGGATGAAGTAGAGACTAGTAAGAATGGACGTCGGACAACAACCGCCCCCATTCCTGTCAAGAAGCGAGGAGTACCCGCAGCCGCAGGAGCTCGACGACCACGAGGACAGTCAGCCTCGCCGAGCCAGCCACACTCCTTTCCCACAGATGCTCTATCCCGGTCAGCTTCAGCCTAGACAGGACCTCATGTCGAGCATCCAGTGGCACTGGATTCTGCTCGGCATTATAATTGGCGCTCTGCTCATGAACATGCGACCAGTCATCATCAAGGGCATGCCTTGAGCAGCTCAGAATTTATCAACCCTTGGTCAAATATCAATTTGGCCTCAACACCTGGAGAAGGAACAAAGAGTGGTTCTCTCTCCAGTTGTGTCTGGACGCCTGCCTGGCGTTGGATTCATGTGACGGCGTACATAGCCAGACCACTCATGGGGTCTGCCGGTACAAAGCTGCCGGTGCGTCCCTGATTATTCTTGAAGACATCCTCTTGGAGGATACCCACCATAGGGTTTTCGCGGCGCTGAGAGTCCTGTTCGGCGAAAAACTGTGCGTCATAGATACCCGCCTCTGACTTCATATTCTCCCTCCGGCTCATAGCTTTCCAGACCAGATAAAGGACTATAGCGACTGCTAGCCAACGTAGCATTTACTTTGGTGCAATTTTATTATTTATCCTTGCGGCATTTACCATGGCCACATTGAGTTTTTTGTTTGCGTTAGTTGCCGCTACAATCGCCGCAGGTGCCATAGGGTTGGCAATCACCCGCTGATTCGCTGCGACTGCAACCTTTGCCGCGTTAGCCACCCGGGTGTTTGCAGCAACGCCCGGACCAGTCATCCTGTTTTTGAACTGGGTTGCAGCTGTGCCCACCTGAGAAGCTACCGCTTTTGCCCTGGCAGCGAAATTAGCACGCGCTTGTGCCCCGGCGTTCCAGCGTGCCTTGGCAGCCGCAGCCTGTGCCGCCAGTCTTGCACGCGCATTTGCAGTGGCGTTGAATTTAGCCTTGGCCGCTCTGGCCAAATTCATGAAACCCATTTAATATTATCAATTATTTTTTACTGAGAGACTGTGTTGACCGTCACCTCCGTGGGAGAGTTCTTGCGGCGCTCAATCTCCAGCTGGACCTCTGCGTCAGCCATCTTGACCAGCAGCTCGATGGGCTTGTCCGGGAACTCCTTCTGAAGCTTCTCCAGAACCTCGGCCGGGTGAGGGATGGGTGGTACGTCAGGCTTGGTGTAAAACTTGGAATTCTCGTCGGACGCATCGATGAATGGCATGTCGGGGTCTGCACCTGGCTTGGCCAACATGTCGCGCTTGCGCTTCTCAAAGTGGGCAGAAGCCTCGGCGGAGTTCTGGCGGTACTTGGTCATAATCTCCTCAAGCTTCTCGTTGGTATAGTGCACATCCTCGACGGCGTCCGCCTTGGGAGGAATCAGCAGCCACTTGTACATGTCAACCACGTAAATGTCGAACGTGCTGTCCTCCTTCTGCAGACGCTTGCAGTGCGCAGCAGCACTCTCGCGGTCCGGGAAGCACCCGCGAATCTTCATTCCGAGCAAGTCATTCTTCTGGGGCTGCTCCGGGCCAACGAATGAGATGCAAGCATACAGCTGGCCTGGAACTGTCGTGTAATCGCAAGTTAGAGTGTCAACGGTGGAAGCCATTTAAACAATACTGTCAATATTCTTTTAAGTAAATAACGCATGGAACAAACTAAGATTCATTTCCCAGTGGTGCCTTCCGAGGAGCTCCGCAAGCGGCACAACTCATTCAAACGGCAGCTTATTCAGCAGCACGTCAAGTCGAGCGATTTCGTCTTGGACTGTGGGTGCGGCCGCGGCGGCGACCTCCAGAAGTGGCCCACTCGCAAGCTGGTCTGTCTCGATCCAGATGTCGCGTCTGTTACGGAAGCTCGGGAACGAGCAAAGTCTATGCGTCTGACTCCTGTTTTTCAGGTTGGTGATATATGCTCCGTAACCGGTGGGCCGTTTGACGTCATCTGTTACAACTTTTCTCTTCATTATATCGCGGCCAGCCCAGAGCTCTTTGAAGAAAGCATCCAGGGTATTATCAAGAACCTCAAGAAGGGGGGCCGACTCATCGGCATTGTCCCTGACCCTGACCGGCTTCCGTGTGAGTACTTCCGGGACCGTCTCGGTAACACAGCCGTACGAGACGGGGAGCTCCTCCGAGTCCGACTCGTCGACGGTCCTTTCTACAGTGGGGTTGAGCGTGTCGAGCCCCTGCTCCATCCTGAAAAACTCAAAGAAAATTTAAAAATGAAATGCGTCATGTGGGAGCCGATGGTCCCCGAACCGACCGGTCTCATCTCAGATATTTATTCAAAATTTATTTTTGTAAAGTAATAGTAGATGTTGGCCCTGGTACTGGCGGCCATCCTTGTATACATACTAGCGACACACAGGCAGCCACCACTTATGGTTGCAATTAAGGAAAAGTACAGTGCACTGTTGGCCTATCTGCACAGCGGGGCGAACACCGACCCGCGCTGGGACAGACTCAAGAACAGGACCATAGTGACGGGTCTGGTCGACCACGACAAGTCGAAGGGCCCTATAGGCTATAACGTGAACAAGGGGTATGAAATATGTATCTGTCTGGCAGGGGACGATATAAATTCCGCATTCTATGTTTTGCTACACGAGCTTGCGCACATGACAGTGACCGAGTACGACCACACTACAAAATTTTGGTCAAACTTCAAGGACCTGAAGGCTCTGTGCAACTCACTCGGCATCTACGACAATTCCGGTGGTTCCAGCAAGTACTGCGGGGACTCGGTCGTTCGGTCGTAGGTTGCGCCAAACTAGCCACATGAGCATGACAGACAGTACCATCATCACTGGGTTGAATGATGACCAGCCGTACATGAGCATCACCAGCGCCACCACAAAGACTGACAGGTTGAAGTTCATTCTATAATAATTTTATTTTTTTTATCTGACCCTTCGAGTCAATTCTGGACGAGGGCACGCTTGGCAAAGTAGAAGATGAGTGCAGCCACTAGAGCCATGATGACCATCCCGGTCGCTGACAGCGAGTCACTCCCATCCTTAATCATGCTAGGAATCATATCGATGAGTTTCTCCTGAACAGGCTTGGAGAAGGCTGCTAGGCCAGAGAGACCTGCGATGACGGCTGTGTACTGCTCGTCAGTCAGGCCCAGGGGGTTGTTAGACTTGTGGCTGGAGCCACCCTCGTTGCGAGGTGCCCGCTTGGCCTGCACGGGCATCATGGATGGACCCATCATCTCGTCTTGGAGCATCTGACCGGGGCCTGGTGCTACGAGCTCTTCAATAGGAGTGGAAAAGTCCGCCATTCCTTTAGATTCCTCAACTTTATTTTCTTCTATTTGTGGCGGTGGAGGCGGCATGATAAGACCCTCTGGAATCTTCACGTTCGGGTCCTGTTTGTTCTGGGACATTCCATCGACTGACGGACTGTAGCTGATGGATGTCATCGAGGACGACTCATTGAAACTCATAGTCTCCATTGGTTTTTATAAATA